GAAGAAATATTATTATTAATGGTGCAATGCAAGTGGCACAGAGGGCAACGTCAAGCACTAGTATTTCAACTAGTGGATATTATACTGTTGATAGATTTCAAATTTTTATGGGCAACACCAATGGGCGAGTTACTGCATCTCAAGTTGCAGATGTGCATGACGGGTTTGCAAATGCTTTGAAATTAGAGTGTACTACAGCAGATACTTCTATTGCATCAAATGAATTTTTTGGTGTTCAAACTAAAATTGAAGGACAAGATGTACAACAATTTAAAAAAGGGTCAAGTGATGCAGAAAGTATTACGGTTTCGTTTTATGTAAAAGGTAATGCAAGTGCTACTTTTGCTGTAGAATTATTTGATAATGACAATTCAAGACAAGCATCACAGTTATTTAGTGTAACAACCGATTGGACAAGAGTAACTAAAACTTTTACTCCAGACACAACTGGTGCATTTGATGATAACAATGAAGCAAGTTTATTACTAGCTTTTTGGTTACATGGTGGTTCTAATTTTACAAGTGGTACATTAAGTTCAACTTTTGTATCATCAAATAATGTAAATAGAGCAGCAGGTATCTCATCATTTTTTGATAGCACAGATAGAACATTCTTCATTACTGGAGTCCAAGTAGAAGTAGGCGAACAAGCCACACCATTTGAGCATAGGTCAGTTGGGGAAGAACTAGCTTTGTGTCAGAGATACTATTATCAATCACCTATATATACTGACTATCCTGCGTTTAATTATGCAGGTAATGGAATTACTTGTGTACCATTAGCTGTACACATGAGGGCAAGTCCTACTATAACAGACGAAACTGGTTCTACTTATTATGAAGCTGGTTCTGGTCGATCATATTCTCCCTCAGACGCTGGTTCAAGTACAGAATGGGTTAGAGTACGAGGAACTGTTTCTGGAGGAACTAGTGGATATGCAGGTACAATGTATCCAAAATTTAAAGCAGACGCAGAATTATAAAGGTTTAAAATGAATCTAAATATAAAAAATGCAAAATATATAAACAACCCTTTTACAAGTAAAAAAGAAAGCATAAAAGTTACAATAGATGGTGAAACAGTGTTTGTACCATTAGACCTTGATAACAGACACTATGCAGAAATATTAAAACAAGTTGCAGAAGGTACGCTTACAATAGAGGATGCCGATTAATGTTGGGTCACGCTGCCATAGCAGAAACTGCTCTTGCTGATGTAGGTGGCGTATTATTAGTAGCTACAGCAGAGATGAACGCTCTTGCCACAAGTTCTAGCATAGGATCTGGAACGCTTGTTGGTATTTCATCTATTGATGGTAACTTTACACAAACAACTGCTGGTATATTTATAACTGGTGGTGTAAACGCAGAAGTTATTTCTAGTTTTACACAAACCACTGAAAACATTAAAATAGTAAACTTTACTGATGTAACCATGAGTAGTGCGTTTACACAGACAGCAGATGGTATCGCTGTACTTGGAGGTATATCTTCTCAAGATTTGAATTTTACAAAAACATCATCTGGAGATATACTGTTTGTAGATGTTGTAACTGATGCCACAACAGAAACATATACAGAAATAGTGAGGTAAGCATGGCAAGTACATATACATCAAATCTAGGAGTTGAAAAGATAGGTGCTGGTGAACAAGCTGGTACTTGGGGTAACACTACAAACAACAATTTAGATATAATAGATAGAGCTATAAATGGTGTAGGGGCCATAACATTATCTGGTACAACTCATACGCTTACAACTAGCGATGGTACATTATCAGAAGGCGGTAATAAAGTTCTAGTATTAGGTGGATCACCTTCTGGTACAAACACAATTACTATATCACCTAACGATCAAGATAAGATGTTCTTTGTGCATAATAGCACAAGTCAAACTGCTACCTTTACACAAGGATCTGGAGCTAATGTAAATGTACCTGCTGGTGCAAAAGCATTAATATATGCAGACGGTGCAGGATCTGGTGCAGAAGTTGTAGACTTATTAGATAGTCTGGCATTTGGTGGAACTAAACTTACATCCACGGCAGCTGAACTAAATCTTATGGATGGTGGAACAAGTGCTGGAACAACAGCAGTTGCAGATGGGGATGGTATTGTAACTAACGATGGTGGTACAATGAGACAGACCACTGCCGCTACGTTTTCTACATACTTTAATGCTAATCTTGTAACAGTGCCAAGTGCTATAACATCCTCTTCTGCTACGCTTACACCCTCGTCTGCACAATCAATATATCAAAAGGTAGATACATCTAGCAACAATGTAGCTTTAACTTTGGCGATTGGTAGTTTAGCAATAGGGCAATATATAATTGTGGATAAGACAAGTTCATCTAATACATTAACTTTGAGTTATCCATCTAATTCACAAGGTGTCAGTCTTGGTAGTTCGGTATCTTTTGCAATAGCGATAAATCAAAATGGAAGTATATTTACTTTTGTAGAATCAATTAAGTTTTAGGTGATACATGGCAATACCATTAATATCAAATGTAGGATTTACCGAAGTAGACTCAAGTGGTAGTTTAAACACTAAAGCTGGCGATAGAACTAAACTTCCAATACAGTTTTTTAGATTGTCTGATAATATAAGTGGTAATTTAAGTTTAGATAATAATTCTGCACATAAAAAGATAATACTTGATACAAATGGTAATAACATAACAAATTCATCTGGTTCGCCTTTAACAACTAATTCTAGCACTGCATTAGAGTTAAAAGGCAGTGGCAATGTGCAGTCTACCTTAAAAACATTTACATCATCACAAAGCTCAACAAGCAATTCTGGTACAACTACAATAAGCGAAGCTGATAATTCTACTGTTCTTGTAGGCACAGACCATACCTTTACATCTAATTTAACTTCATTTGGTGGACAGGCGATTGGTGGTGTTTTTACTTCGTTAAATAATACCACTTATAAAGGATATGTGGGTGGTGATCTTATGCCTAATGTAAACAGTGCAAACTTTAGGATGGAGTTTAATGATGCTTTTGTTGAAGATAATCCTCCAGGTGGTGGTTTGATTGTAGGTCCAGGAGGAGCTTCAAGTCAATCTAACTATACATCAAATGCAGGTAGAAATTGTAGTCCTGTTGAACCTGCGAGTAATACTGTCTCTAATGGTATTAGAACAATGAGTTGGAGCAGTGCAGGTTTTGACCCTAGAAGTGGCACTAATTATAATGTAGGTATGACAATACTTAATGGCAATTTTTACATGACAATCAGTTCTAGTTCTGGTGCGTTTGATGCTCGTTTTTCATTATTAGCAGGGGGTGTCATACCTAATGCAATAACAAACACAGGAAGAAAATTTACATTTACAAACAATTTAGCAATATCATGTGCGTTATCTGGTAGTGATCCATTTAGTGCTACAGTATCTGCTGGTGCTACGAATGTTGTAACCAGAGATTCAACAGATGGATCTTTTAGTTTAACTGGTACTATCTCTGGTAGTGACGGTAGTAGCAGACCTTTTGCTTTGAAAGACATGAATGATGGAAGTGGCAGTGTTGATGAAACTGCTTATACTGGAACTAAATCAGTGAGTGCGTTCTAATGCCGATGACAGCTTTAAAATTTAAACCTGGTGTTGTATCTGATATTACATCTTATAGTAATGAAGGTGGCTTTGTTGATGGTGATAAAGTAAGATTTAGGTTTGGTTTTCCAGAAAAATTTGGTGGTTGGGAAAGAGTTACGTCTAATACTTACGAAGGATCTGCTAGACGGCTACATAACTGGGTGGCTTTAGATGGTTCTGATTTTATGGGTATTGGTACACATCTTAAATATTATATAGAAGAGGGTCAGACATTTAATGATATTACACCAATTAGAAATACTACAAGTGCAGGTGATGTAACCTTTTCTGCTACAAACGGATCTACAACTATAACCGTTACAGATCCAGCACATGGTGCGAATGAAAAAGACTTTGTAACTTTTTCTGGTGCATCAAGTTTAGGTGGGTTAATAACAGCCACAATACTTAATGCAGAGTTTCAGATAACATCACTAATAAGTTCTAATGCTTACACGATTACATCGAGTGTGGTGGCTAACTCATCTGATACTGGTAATGGTGGTAGTAGCGTTGTAGGTGCATATCAAATAAATGTTGGATTAGACGTAACAGTTGGTGGAACTGGTTTCGGTGCTGGTCAGTGGAGTGGTACAACGTCTGGTGCTTTAGCAACACAATTAGCAGAAGCCTTAGATGCAAGTGAAACTGCAATAGATGTAGACAGTGCAACAGGTATCACGGCTGGTGATTTGATATTAATAGATGAAGAGCTTATTACAGTAGGTACAATAAGCACTAATACTTTGGGAACTGGTGGTGGTCCATCAACCAGAGGTGCAAGTGGCACGGATGCCGCAACACATGCAGACAATACACTTGTAAGATTAGCAGTTGGTAATGCAGATTCTTCTAATGACTTTGTTGGGTGGGGTAATGCAGCAAGTGTCACGACTCCTGGAGCACAGATTAGGTTATGGTCACATGATAATTTTGGTGAAGATATTATTATAAACCCAAGAGATGGTGGTATATTTTACTGGGATAAAACAAATGGATTAAGTAACAGAGCTATAGAACTTAGTGCTACAAGCACATACTCTGGAGAGACAAGTGTGCCAACAATAGCTAAACAAGTTCTTGTATCAGATCAAGACAGACATGTTATTGTGTTTGGTTGTGATGGATTAGGTGCAAACTCCTCTGCTACACAAGGAAACGGGATACAAGATCCATTGTTGATACGTTTCTCATCACAAGA